CCAGCTTAAGACAGGGTTGGGAGCCAGTGCCATTGGAAGAGCAACCACATTTAAAACTGCTAGTCGATTCGACAAGTCGGTTTTCCGACAACATTGAAATCGGCGGGTTATTGCTCTGCAAAGCTCCACAAGAGATCGTTGACCAGCGTAACGCTTATTACGTTAAGCAGTCTGATTCTCAAATTGAAGCCGTGGACAATAATTTAATGCGCCAAAGTGATGCAAGGATGCCACTCTTTAAAGAGCGTAAATCTACGACTAGCTTTGGAAAAGGTAATTAAACTTAATTAGGAGTTATAAATGGCTTATCCTACCGTAGACGGACCCTATGGGTTCAAGCCGATCAATCTGATCGGTGGTCAGGTATTTGCTGGTGCAACTCGTCAAATTCCCATCGCTTCAGGTTCTGGCACTTCCATATTTTATGGTGATGTCGTGCGTCTGAACACAGGTGGTACTTTGAGCCGTGTTTCTACCACTGATTCTGCGACCGACGCTGTTGGTATTTTCTTGGGCTGTGCTTTTACAAACCCAACTACCAAACAGTTCCTTCAACAGCAATATTTCCCAGGCGGCACCGCTGCTTCGGACATCGTTGCTTATGTTTGTGACGATCCTGATACTTATTTCAAAGTAGCAGTTCTTTCGTCTAGCACCGCTATTGGCGGTTTGACCCAGACTGATGTTGGCAACAACGTTGCTATCTTCACAACTGCTGGTTCAGCCACTACTGGCGATTCAAACGAAGGTGTACGTAACAGCACCAGCGATTCAACAACCACTCTCCCATTCCGTATTATTGCGGGTGTGCCAGAGACTGTTAATGCTGCTGGATCTTTCACCGAAGTGATCGTCAAGTGGAATATGGGCGTTCATACTTACTACAGTGCAACACCTGTAGCAACCGCAGCTTAAGGAGCTATAAATGGCTATTTCACGCGCACAACTACTGAAAGAGTTGCTCCCTGGCTTGAACGCTTTGTTCGGTCTTGAGTATGCAACGTATGGCGAACAACATAAAGAGATCTACGAAACTGAGACCTCTGAGCGTTCGTTCGAAGAAGAAACCAAACTGTCTGGCTTCTCTGCTGCACCAGTCAAAAACGAAGGTACTGCCATCGCTTATGACAATGCACAAGAGGCATTCACAGCACGTTATAACCACGAAACCATTGCTCTCGGCTTCTCCCTAACGGAAGAGGCAATCGAGGACAACTTGTATGACAGCTTATCGGCTCGTTATACCAAGGCTTTGGCTCGTGCAATGGCGTACACAAAGCAGGTTAAAGCTGCTGCTGTGTTGAACAATGGTTTCACTAACTCTGCCGCTTATTACGGTGGTGATGGTGTACCTCTGTTTGCGACAAACCATCCTTTGGTTTCTGGTGGTACTAACAGCAACACTCAGTCTACCGCTGCTGATTTAAACGAGACTTCTTTGGAAGCCGCCGTTATTCAGATCGCTGCTTGGACAGACGAGCGTAGCTTGCTTATTGCTGCTAAACCACGTAAGTTAATTGTTCCACCTGCACTACAGTTCGTTGCAACTCGTTTGCTCGAAACTCAATTGCGTGTTGGTACAACTGACAACGACATCAACGCTTTAGTAAACAATGGTTCGATCCCAGAAGGTTATACAGTTAATAACTATCTGACCGACCCAAATGCTTACTTCCTAACCACTGACGTTCCAAACGGTATGAAGCATTTTGTTCGTACCCCCTTGGCTAACTCAATGGACGGGGACTTCGATACTGGTAACGTACGTTACAAGTCTCGTGAGCGTTACAGCTTCGGCTGGTCTGATCCCCTTGGTATGTGGGGTTCACAAGGCGCTTAATGTGTCTAAAAAAGGGGGGCTAAAAACTCCCCTTTTTATTTTATTTGTAGTAAGATGCTTTTAAGTCTAGGACTAATTTGTCCATATCAGCCCGCCTAGGGGACGATGCACCGATGATATGGGGTTATGTGCATATAAGGAGAACCTCATGGGTTTCGCTACACACCTAGGTCCTTGGTTATTAGGGACTGTTAAAAATACTAGTGGTACTACTGCTGGTACCATCCGCAATACTGGCTGCACAGCCGTTGTCCAATCCGCCGCTACCACTGTAGCCGATACAACTGCTAAGACTTTATTTGCTATCCCCGCAGGATCACAGATCCTCAACATTACCGTAAACATTACTACCGCTTATGCTGGTACGACTGGTAATACCATCACTATTCGTGCTGGATCAACCATTTTAGGTACTGTTGGTAGTGCATCTACTACTCCTTTGTCAGTAGGACGTGCGACTTTCACCATTACGGATGCAAACATTGCTACTTTCGTAAACGTAGGCACTTCTGACGTACTTATCACCGCTACTTATGCGTGTGCTGGTACAGCTTCTGGCGGTGCAGCTACTGTTATCTGCGAGTATGTTGTTCGTAACTCTGATGGCGGTCAGTTCCAAACCACGTTTAATAACTAATCTCATGGGCTAGGGTTTTCCCTAGTCCACTTTAACTTTTTGGAGATTAATTATGGCGATGCAAACTGATGTACAAGCCTCAGCACCGTTAACGTCTACTGGGCAAGTTACTAATAATGCTGGAACCCCTGCTAATTTAGGCAGAATCCGTATTAAAGGTTTATATGTTGTTTCAGGAACAAATGCTGGATCTGTCGTATTTAGAGACGGTGGTTCTGGTGGAAACATTTTATTAACCCTTAATACCCCTGCTGGTTCAAGCAACGGGGCGTACAACATTATTGTTCCTGGTGAGGGTATTTTGGTTGAAACCAATCTACACGGAACCGTTACTGATACAGCTTCTGTAGTTGTCTTTTACGGGTAAAAAATGTCAGAACCACTACAAGCGCAGGGTTCTTTTAGTCTAGCGGGTAGGAAGATCATGCTTGGTCTTCCTGCTTATGACTTTAAAGTTTCGGTAAAACTAGCTATTTCTTTAGCTCAGTTTTGCGTAGAAGCTCCTAAACATGGCGTTGAGATTCAGATCTGTAATATTTCTGGGTGTTCAGTCGTTTCCCGTGTTAGAAACCTAATTGCTAAAGACTTCTTAGCCTCAGACTGCACGGATCTAATGTTTATTGACTCGGATATTAACTTTAATCCGCAAGACATCTTCCGTTTAATGGCGTGGAATACAGACCCTAAAAAAGGTATCGTAGGCGGTGTGCCTGTTGCCCGTAAAAAGGGTCAGGTCTATATCTCTACCTTAGATCAAGATGAAGAAGGTGGAATTTATATGAACGCCTACGGATTAGTTAAGGCTAAACGCTTAGCTACTGCCTTTATGTTGATCCGTAGAGAAGTATTTGAGACCCTCAGAGACAACCATCCTGAGTGGAAATACCACGATGACCGAGTAGTAGACGGGCATCCAGACAAGTTTTGCTATTCATTCTTTGACTTTAAATCTACCCCAGAAGGCTATGTAGGCGAAGACTATACCTTCTGTGATCGTGCCACTGCACATGGATTTGAGGTCTGGATTGACCCAACAATTAAACTCAACCACATGGGGATTACTGAGTTTGAAGGTTCGTTTGGAGAAGAATACTTATACCCACTATTACGTCCAGTAGATTCTAAAAAGGATGTCGCATAATGGCTAAATCTCCCGCATGGACTCGCAAAGAAGGTAAGAACCCTAGTGGTGGGCTAAACGCTAAAGGACGTGCTTCTTACAATGCAGCTAATCCTGGTAAGCCTGGACTTAAACGCCCACAACCTGAAGGCGGCTCTAGGCGCGATTCTTTCTGCGCCCGCATGAAAGGCATGAAGCGTAAGTTAACCAGCGCTAAAACTGCTAACGACCCAGATAGCCGCATCAACAAGTCCCTACGGGCTTGGAACTGCAAAGAAGGCGGATCAGTTCGTGGCGGTGGTTGTGAGATTCGTGGCAAGACCAAAGGGAAAATGGTCTGATGGAGATGATGATATGGAACATAATCCTAACCGTACTTGTGGCGCTTATGGGATTTGTACTTAAAGAGAAGTTTGCCGAAATTAATCGGCTTGGTATCTTGTTGAATAGAACTAGAGAGGAAGTTGCTCGTGACCACATTACTCGTGCAGAAGTCCATAGAGATATGGAAAAAATTATGGAACGCTTTGACGCTGGCATTAATCGCCTTGAGGCTAAGATTGACGAACTTGGTAAACGGAATTAAAAATGCCATCGGTAAGTAAAAAACAACATAAGTTTATGGCAGCCGTGGCTAATAATCCATCGTTTGCTAAAAAAGTCGGTATATCTAAATCCGTAGGAGAAGAGTTTATGAAAGCAGATAAAGGACGTAAATTTAGAGCTGGGGGCTTGAAAGAAGTTGATTCTGATAGCAATCCAGGTTTATCCAAACTGCCCACAGAAGTACGCAACAAAATGGGCTACATGAAGAAAGGTGGCGACGTGAAACATTCAGACATTTCCAAAGATAAACCAATGATGAAGAAGGTTGCTGCTAAAGCCGTCAAAGGACATGAGAAGCGTATGCACGGCATGGCTGGTGGTGGCAAAGTTGGTCAACTTTCTAAGGCTGATGGATGTGCTACTAAAGGTAAATCTAAAGGCAAAATGGTCAAAATGAAATACGGTGGAGCTTGCTAACATGAAAAAGAAAATGCGTAAATTCCAAGACGGTGGCGAGACCGAGTTTGAATCTAAAGAAGGGCAAAACCCTGGTATTGGCGACGATGTGCGCGCCCGTGCGATGAAGTATGTACGAGAGCAAAATGAGCCTAGCAGTGAGCTAGTAAAAGAACCTCCTGTTGCCAAAACAAAAGCTGCCCCCAAAGCTACCCCTAAAGCAGAGCCAAAAACAACTACTAAACCACCTCAAGAAAAAGGTTTGGAGCGTGTAGGGGTTGAAGACTTTCTACCTATTGGTAAAGCTGCTGCGGTTCTAGGCGCTGGTTATGGTGCTGCTCGCATGATAGGCAAGAAGATTCTATCTAGCCGTGCTAAGAAAGAGGCTGGAGAAAGATCTGCTAAAGAAGCTGATGCAATCTCTAAATTATCAAAGAAGGAGCAAGAAGCTCGCAAAGAGCGCTACCTCTCTACAGGTCCTATGGAGGATGCCTTTGGTAAAGGCACACAGTTTAAGCGTGAGTTTAAGTCTGGTGGAAAAGTATCTTCAGCATCAAAGCGGGCTGATGGTTGTGCTATCCGTGGAAAGACTAGAGCGTAATGCCAATAGAGCCTATTGATCCTTCTAAAAAGACTGGCGGTGACGGGCAGGAGAAATATCCAGCCAAGCCAAAGCACGGTCCTGGAAAGTTTGACGAAATTCTAGAAAAAGCTGAGAAGGCTCAAAAGGCTAGGGATGAAATAAGCAAAATAGCAGGAGAGCAAAGGGAAAAAGTTAAAGCTGAAAGCCCACGCACCTATACGGAAAGACTGCAGGATATGGGTAGACTACCTAAACCTAGTGGCGCAGCTGGGGCAAAAATTGAGCTTGAAAAAGGCATGATGGGCAGTAATATGCCAAAACCTAAATTAAAAGCTGGTGGCGTAGTATCTAGTGCTTCTAAACGAGCAGATGGCTGCTGTATTAAAGGTAAAACCAAAGGACGTATGGTATGAGACCAAGTCGTGGAATGGGTGCTATTATGCCCTCTAAGATGGGTAAACCTAAGCGTAAAGCTCGTAGGGACGATACCGACTTTACTCAGTTTAAAGAAGGCGGTAAGGTCAATGCTGCGGGTAATTACACTAAACCAAGCTTGCGTAAACGGATTGTTTCTCAGGTGAAAGCAGCTGCGACACATGGTACTGGCGCAGGTCAATGGTCAGCTCGTAAAGCGCAGTTGGTAGCTAAAAAATACAAGGCGGCTGGCGGTGGTTATAAATGAGTGGATTGGCAAAATCTCAGCGTTCTTTAAAGGCTTGGGGAGACCAGAAATGGACAACCAAGTCAGGGAAGAAGTCGTCCGAGACAGGCGAGAGATACCTGCCAAAAAAGGCAATAGAAGCCCTAAGCCCACAGGAGTACGCAGCAACAACACGAGCAAAACGGCAAGGAAAAGCACAGGGAAAGCAGTTCGTCCCGCAGCCAAAAAAAGTAAAAGCAAAAGTAAAACCGTATAGGAAGATATGAGTACTTCAGGCACAACAGCTTTTAATTTAGACCTCAATAACCTCATTGAAGAGGCTTTTGAGCGTTGTGGTACGGAGCTTCGTACGGGTTACGATATGCGGACTGCCCGCAGGTCTTTGAATTTATTGACTGTAGAGTGGGCTAACCGTGGCATTAATCTCTGGACTATTGAGCAAGGTCAGATTGCAATGGTTACTGGGCAAGCTATTTATCCAGTGCCAATTAATACAATTGATCTTTTAGATCACGTAATTCGTCAAAATAACGGTGTTACAAGTAACCAAATTGACATCAATATTAGCCGCATCTCTGAGTCTACATACTCTACGATACCTAATAAATTAACTACTGGACGCCCTATTCAGGTCTGGTTTAATCGCCAGTCAGGACAGTCTAACGCGACCGCTGTGACCTTAAACGGCACGATTGATGCTGTGACCACATCTATTACAGTTAGTGACGCCAGCGCCCTTCCTATCGGTGGTTTTATTAAGATTGATAACGAAACAATTAGCTATGCAAACGTAGTAGGAAATGTGTTAACAAACTGCTACCGTGGTCAAAACGGCACTACTGCTGCAAGCCATACAACAGGTGCAGCCATCTCTATACAGAACCTTCCTGCAATTAATGTCTGGCCCACACCCGATGCTGGTGGTGGTCCTTATACTTTTGTGTATTGGAGGTTGCGTAGGATTCAGGATGCTGGGTCTAATGGAACGGTAGAGCCTGATATTCCCTTTCGCCTATTACCTTGTATGGTGGCTGGATTGGCTTTCTATATGGCTCAAAAGCTACCAGACGGACAGGCACGAGTGCAATTTTTAAAGGCAGAATACGAGGAGCAGTGGCTCATGGCTTCTACGGAGGACAGAGAGAAAGCCGCTTCTAGGTTCGTACCTAGGACGACATTCTATGCCTAATAAGTACAGTAGTGGCAAATTTGC